AAGCCGTAGTTTACAGAAGATGGCGTCACCACTTAGGTCAGCATCACCAATCCATGTAAAGAACAGTGTCGCTCCGCCTTCGTTGGGGCCTAGTTTGCCTAATGATGCGTCGTAAAATATACCGGCAGGACCGCCACCGGATGCACCCGACGAAACGGCATTTGTCTTCATACCGGGGGCGAAGTCTAGTGACGGTGCCCAAGTGTATATACTAGAGCCAACCGCTAGTTGACCCCCGTATTCGGAGGCCCCACCGGGATTGACCGGGCTCTGAGCGAAGATACTTTGCGCGTCTGCTGACGTTAACCGTGTCGCTCCAGCACCGGCTCCCGCAGCACAAACTGTGTGTAAGTAAGCTCCAGACCCCCCTTGGGATAGACCGAAAGCGGAACTCCTGCCCCAGATAAGCGTAGCTCGGTGGATGTAGCCTCGGCGAGGGACATCCAAAGCGATTGTAACCATGTCGCCGGAGGAAGCAGGGATGTCGCTCGTGGCGATGGTTCCCTCTACGACGATTCTGGATGTAGTAACACTACGGGGCATCTTAATCTCCTAGAAGCAGGGCTCGATTTCTAGTGTAATAACAATAGAATCAACTAAGTTGTTCTTGTAATCCATTGATCCGTCAGAAGACAAGGACAAGTACAACGTACCTGTATTCGTAGCAGGCCCAAGCACATTGTCAGACACATCGTAGTAGATCGGGCTTGACTGTGCGGGTGCGAGGTAACCTTCGCGTGAGGGGTTACCCACAGCGGCAGCACCCAATGCGGTCAGGTTGGTTGTTGCAAAGTTAAGTTCAGTTACAAACAAGAACTTATTTGTTTGTACCGCGACATCCGCCCCGGTTAGTGAGGCTGCTAGTGGATTGAATGGGGCCTGCCCAATCACGGTTGGAATCTCGGCATCCAGCAGTTGAGTACCTAGTGAAGTACCATTGGTGTGCAGATTCCAAACGCCGAGATCGTTGTCATTAGCGTCCCATGCAGCATTCTTAACCATTGCCACCGTAACTCGATGGATGAGTCCACGATCTGGCAGTGTACCTGCACCAATCGAATACGTCACCATAGAGGCAGCATTCACGGGGAGCGCCGCCATCTCTGGTGCGGTAAACGTCTTGGTGAAAAGGAACCTAGAGGGTCTGATTCGGGAGATGCTCATTTAGAGCCCCCTTTTACGCAGCTTGGTCGCTGATCTCACCGCAGAACAGGTAGGCCCCCGCACTTGCGGAGTTATCAACAACGTGGCCGATAACACGGGACTTGGTTCCTGCGCTCAGAGCAGGTGCGCTTGCATCAGAGATGAACACTTGGTCACCAACAGCACCAGCGGAGAAGTCTAGTGCGGTAACTACGAGCTTCCAAGGCAGACCAACACCATAACCAGAAGCGGGAAGATCATGCTTCAGAATAAGAAGCCGACCCCGTGCGCCTTTGGCTGTTCCCACCGCAGTCGTAACTTTGATGAACGGACCTTCGTAACCCGTTGCCATTACAACTGTATCTTTAGTGATAATAGATGTTGTAGAGTTAAGTACCTTTACACCCTCTGCGTAGTTAAAGTCGCGACCGGGCTTGATGAGTCGTTGCTTGAATAGCGCTGCCATGTGTTCGTCTCCTTAAGACTTATCCTCTTCGGATGTAAACTTTATAAACTACCTACGGTACTATGTCAACCATAGGTGTAGCCAAAGCAGGGTTTAGTGCTGCGTTGGCTAGCATCATTGTGTCGTGGCCAAGTAGGCCCCCGACGAGAATAAGCCCCAGAACTATGGTTTGGGGGTTTTTCAGGGCGGTGCTCCAGTCAAACTGATTACGCCGACACATCTCTGTAAGTTGGGATTCAATGCGGTCTAGAGTCTTGACTGAGTGCTTTTGTTCGTTTTGAACCATAGCGAGGGCTTCTCGAATACCACCAACTGTTTCTTCGAGGTTTGACACCCGCTGGTCTAAACTGGACATCAGTCCTCCGGTACAATAGCTGAGTTAGCTATTCTCTTACTCTTTCTTTCAATAACACGAACCCTGTCGCGAATCTCATCCAGCTCCCAATATCTATTATTATTTCCGTTAAACATGATGACCTTGCCCACGTTCATGATATTGGCCAGTGCTTCTAGACGCGCTCTGGTTGGGCCATCCTCGGCAGCAAGGGCTCTGATTTCGGAAGGGGCCATACCCGGAAACGCAATCGACATAATCATGCGGGCACGATGTAACTCTACCCTCGGGATGTTCATTACCATGTCGGTAATCATGCCCCCCTTAAATGCAATACGCTTTTGCCTTGGATCGTTCGGGTCCGCAGTGACGGTGATAAGGTCCTTTCCGCCGATAAAGCCCATGACTTGAGCTAGGGCCAAATCTCCGGGCCGTACACGTCGTCCGTACTCTGATTGTTTTACGTCCTTAGTACCCAAATACTGCACGGCAAAGTTAGATGCTACATCACCGTACATGGGAACCATAAACTGGTCAATCGTAGACTCTAAAAGCTGTTCCATCGCCGCAGCAGAATCTACAGAAACAGGGATGACTTCCGTTCCCGTAGCGGTTCTGGCCACGGTCAAGCCCCCGGCGGCGGCCACCGCAGACAGACTACCAATGATGTCGAACATCTGGGTCATATACTCGACGATTGTTGACTTAGGAAGAGATCTTCCGTACATGGTGCGGAGGAAGCCACCGTCTGTCATGATGTCCTGCGCCTCTTCTGACAGAGCATCAAACGACATGAATGGGTACTCATCAAAGTAATCAGGCCGGAACTGAAGCTCGGCTTGGATACGCTGCTCCTCGGGGCTCAACTCCTCGAATGGGTTCGGTGCTCCGGGGAAGCTAGACTGCAATCGAGCCATACCTTCTACCCGCTGCAACTGGGTCTGACCCCGCGCATACCTACGCATGTACTCCTTTGTACCTACATCTGCGTGCTCAAAGAAAGTGCGGAACACCTGTGCCATAGCGTTTTTAGACAGGGTGTAGAACAGGACTTTTCGTCCGATGAAATCCATCTCCTGACGACCCACCGAGTACGACCAATCATACAGACTATTGTGTAAGCCTTTCCGGGCGTCGTCCGCAGACAAGCCCTTGTTGATGCGTAGGTGCAAGTACAAGAGTAGACGCTGACGTGTCTGCACATGGTGAATCTTAATCTGCGTAAGGTTCTGCATGTACTTCAGGTCTTGCCCGCGTTGTGCCAAGCTCTCCCAGAGGGTGGGATTTAGATTCTTGGTACGTCGTAGTGCCTCGATTGCCGCCTCCGAAGTCTCGGGGCTTACGATGTTATCGCGGACACCGGCACCTACTGCCTCACCAAGTAGCTGGTTAAAGGTAAGGAACTCACCGTCCGCGCCCTTGACGGGTGACAACTCATTCGAGCCCTTTAGTATCTTGGCCATCGAGTTGTTGAACATAGCGGAGAACATACCCGGCAATGGCACTTTGCCGGGAGGCATCCGTGCCATCATCTGAAAGTAGCCTTCCTGCAAGGCATTTCCAAAGACTGGGACGTAAGCAAGCGAGCCCATGAATGTGAGTCCAGCAGCAGTTTGTGGTCCCATAGTTACGAACAACTGTGAGAAGTCACCGAATAGCTGGTTCATAAAATACGCAGGACGTGGGACAATGAGCCCAGTGAGGATGTGCGTCTTCCACCATCTCATTACCTTCTTGAAGCTAAGGATGTTTATCCTCACTAGGCCACCCTCTGCCGCCTTTGCACTCAAAGCGGTGTCCAGTTCCTTCTCAATGTTGGTAAGGGATTCTACTAGTGGTGTGAGTATAGATTCGGGCACCATTCTCAAGTCGTCACCGTTGGTTCCGATAGCAACCATCTTCTGGTACGCAGTCCGTACTCCACGCATATTTTCAGTAGCTTTAGACCTACCGATGTTGTCCATCATTTCCATGCCCCAGATACTAAACCCGTCAATAGCGTCTAGGACAGATACGGTAACGTCGCGATGTACGATTTCATCTAGAGTCTTTGTGTCCATCTCACCTGTGTTGGGATTAAAAAGGTGTACGGTTCCGTCTTCGTCTATCTTGTTGATCTGAAGAGCTGAATCGCCACTTAGCTCTCTCATCTTCTCTTCGATTTTAGGGGCACGTTTATACTCTAGCTTCTCTACGTCATAGTACTGACGCTTCGCTTCTAGGCGTTCATCCCAGCTTTTGTCCTCAGCCAGCCGTTTCGGCACGACACCACCGGGGGTTAGTTTGAAGTTAGGGTCTACCTCCCGTTCTGCGATAAACGGACGGATAGATTCTTCCTTACCAAACTCATCGACTACGGGCTTACCGAAGTCATCCTTTTCGGCCCGGATTATGACATCATCGACCAAAGCGTTCATGTTCCGGTTTTGCTCCCGTAATACTACCCAATCTCCCTTTTGGAAGCTCTTGGCGGCGAACTGATCGACAGCCTCACCGCCCTGTCCCTGTAGGTAGTTCATGGCGCGTGCCATGCGTGCGTTGAAACGGGGGCCGATGATGTTAAAGATACGCTTAAGAAAGTCTTCTTGTGCCGCACCTACAATAATGCCCCGGTATAGCAGCGTTTTGGACCTCAAGCCCACAGCCCCGGAGTCTTTGTTTATGACCTCAAGTCCTTGTTTTGTGATTGCCGAAGCGAGCACATCCATAAGGTAAGATACCGTGATGATCGAGCCCTGCTCTTTTGCTTGGAACAGCATTTCGGCTACGTCATCTTCAATCTTAAGTACATCTTCCTTGATGTCTGCGCGTAGAAGTGTTTTGTCATCTAAGAAGGCTTTGATGGCTGTCCGTAAGCCCATGTCAGCGGTGTCGCCCACCTGCTGTTTGCCTGCTTTCTTCTTTGCGGAACGCATTTGTAGTGTTCGCTCGACAAACGTGTCGAGCAGAGACTCAGATCGATCTGCAATACCCGTTAATGTGAGCTTGTTTGATTTAGTAAAAGGGATCTTGTACTTAGCTTCAATGTCAATGACCTTTGAGGTTCCTTGAAGCAAGTCCATAGCCAGTTTATCCGCTAGCTTAGGGTCTTCAACATGGACGTAGATAAGGTTCAACGAATCCATCACGTTTGTTGTGCGGCGTGCTGTATCCTTTGCCGCATCGTCTAACTCTCGACGAACAGTTGATTCCAAGAATCTGATGCGCGTGGTAAAGATAGGGTACTTCCGTAGTGTAGGCGTCAGATTAAGTACGGTGTAGATTTTCCATGCCCGGATGTCCCGGAAGAAATCTACGGCGCGTACTTGTGACCGTATCTGCAACTGGATCTCACTGAACGGATCTCGAAGAATGCCTGCCAGTGTCTTGGTTTCAAACAGACGCTCTGATATTTCCTTTGCCGCTTCCTCTGCGTTATCCACATTAGCGGGCATCAGCATCTCGGACAGTTTCCGCGCTTCGTCCGTGTCACCTTCGATGAGCCCTTTGGCAAACGCCTCATGGCCCTTACCGTAGGTTGCCTTCATTACGGCTTCAAACTCATCGTCAGATAGGTCCGTCACCTTTTGAGCACCTTCGGCCAAGGACCTAAGTCGGTCTAAGTACTCGTTGTAACTGTCTACTGCCATCTGTTCGATCTGAGCATCAGTAGCGGTTTTAAGTGACTTTTTACGTTCTGCTAGCCGTTCGATGTACTTTTGCTGTTCGTTTGCGTCATCTACCAAGTCCTGAACACGACCAGCATACTTCTGTAGTGTGTCGTCAAAACTAGCTAGGACATGCTTCGGGGCTAGACCATTCTTCCTAAGTATGGACACGTCTTCAGTGTACTTACGGAGCATCTTCTCTAGAAGGTTGATCTCTTTGGCTAGGTTAAGAACAATACCCTTTGACTTGAGAATGCCCTCAGCAAACTCACTTCGACCCAAAATAGCCTTTGTATCGGGTGTAGCCTCCATCACCTTTCGGAACTTGTCGGCTACCAAGGTACGGATTTGTGCTACGCGAAGCCCCGGATCGTCAGACAGCTTAAAACCGTCCGGTACTAGCTTGTGCTTCTGTAGGAATAGATCGAGGTCACCTACTTCGTCTAGGTCACTACGCAAAAAGGCAAACGCATCTGCAATAAAATCAGCGTCTTCCGTCTTGTTTGCTTTGGTCAGCAACTCACTAAGAGCACGTTGTATTTCGTCCGATTCGGCTACTAGCTCCAAGGACTTCGCTACTACTTCTTCGGCGCGTAAGCCCTCTTGTGCCGCTGTGATCCTGTTCTTTAGTGCCCGTAGCGTCAGGGCTACCCGTTTGGCATCTTTCTTCCGGCCTTTTGCCGCTTCCTCGGCGTCTAGAGCCGCCTGTAGCTGTTTGTCCCTACGGTCTTTCAGGCCACTGTACATATCGGTCATACGCTTGATCGCGCCCTGCCGAAGGTTTGCCGCTAGTCCGTGGTTCATCAACGTACCTGCGGACGCAAGCAAACTAAACGTAGCCAATGCGCCCGTCTTATCTAACTTAGCCGCCTTTTCGATTGCCGCATCTGTCTTTGCAATCTCGTCTTTTGTGCTAACTTTACCCGCAACCTTAAACTGCTCTGTTACGGTGTTGAGTACGTTGAGTATTCCGCGAGATCCAGCAGCGAGCATAGACCTGTCAGTGAAGCCCATCTTACGCGCGACTTTTTTATCTAGTAGCTTAGTTCCTTTCGCTCCGAGTGAGCCGAGTTCGAGCGCGCTTGGTGTGTAGATAAAGAACGCCATAGCTGCAACGGCCCCGAGGGCTGTGCCTAGTCCGGGATTTTCCTTGCCATAGTCACCGAGTAGTGGATTGATAAAGGCATCACCAAACTCAGTCAGGAACCTACCACCTGCGTGGGCATCTGCCGTAATAAAAGAGACGTGGCGGTCAGTTCCAAAGTTGTCCGCCATACGTTTTAGGATTCGTAAGGGTCTACCCTTAGTATCCGGCTGACGAGATTTGGCCTCATCATCTACCGCAAGTGCAAACGACCGAGTAACAGGCTCATCCAGAATACCAAACACCCTAAGTAGGTAGTCCATAGAGTTGGTGGCTGCGTTGTTACCCAGAGTCGGTCCAGCAAACAGTTCGCCCTCGCGGACAAAACCAATCTCCTCACCACCTTCTGTCACGATTCCGCCTGCACGGCGGGGCAGCGTCATAGCTAGGAGTCCCTTGAACACCCGGTCAGGCAGGTTGTTCATCAGTTTTTCTTTCTGACCTAACGTAATCACGGTGTTGAATGCTTCATTCAACTTGAGCAGGCCACCCCGGAAGCCTTTTTTGTCTAAGAATGACCTTAGCGCATCGTCAGGATCTACGTTCACCATAAGTGCATCGTCATCCAACATGGCTTCGGTATGCATCTTGGTCTTTCGCCATACCTTTTCGCGTAAATCTTGTATCTGTTGCGGTGACAAGTCTCCGTCGTCTACGCCCATACGTTGCAGTTCGACATCGTACAGCGCCAGATACACACCCTGCTGGAGTCCGTCTTTGTCGAAAGCCATACGCCCGTCAGGGGTCATGGTCATAGGTACATACGATTCAGACGGAAGCGCGTCCTCAGAGGCAGCGAATGCGTTCTGCCGGAAAGTGGCTACGTCCACCTCGTTGCCGAAAGCCCGAAGTAGCTGCTCTTCGGTTTTATCTTTAGTAGCTCCTCTTGCGTATAGGTCGAGTAGCTTACGATCTGTTTTGTTACTAAACAGGTTACGAGCCAACTCGTTGGTTGTCGCTGTAGCTAGCTGAGAATCAATAAACTCACCAAACTTTGGTACTGCCCCTACAATCTTACCGTTCAGTACGATGTTGCGTATTTCTTTGGGTGTGTTCTCAGAAGAGTGACGCGCCAGTAGCTCTTCGTAGTCTTTCTGAAGCTGAGAGTGCTTGTCGTAGTACTCACCAAACTGGTTTCGTAGATCTTTGGCGGTTTCAAACTTGGTGTTCAAGTTCTCCATCGACCAGATGTTTAAGATCTCGTGTGCGTTCTCATCCAGAGTATCAGCTTTGTTCGGGTCAAACAGCGGATTATTAGGATCGTACTCCTGCTGGGTGCGTACACCTTCAATCAGCCCCTTGAGTACGCTGTCCCTGTTTTCTGCGGTGTCTTTTATACCACGCTCTTCCATGAGCTTACCGAGACGGGCGTCCCGTTGCTCGATTAGGTTCATGCCCCAGTGGTCCCAGCCCTCGTAGAGGGGCTGCTTTCTGTAGAGCGCCTTCTTCATTTCCTCCCGTGCTGCGGCATCGGGCATCATGCGTTTTAGGCGTTGTAGCTCCTGAAGGTCAGCGTTCTTAATACGCTGACGCTCCGGCAAGTTCATGCTCTTGCTTACATCATTGTCCGCACCCAGCCTGTGTGCGGCCTCTCCATACATCTGCACCAAAGGACGCAGATTCTCAGGCATGTCGTTCGGGTTAATACCCATCCATGACCGGACAATCTTCGCTTCTTTCTTCGGAGGTAGCGGCGCGGGCTTAGGTACGTCCTGCTTCTTAGCTTCCTTCTCAGGAGGTCCGGTTTCGAGTATCTTCTCGGTTTTAACTACCTTGGTTTTGGCTGGTATTGCCGAGCCCTGCGGGGGCTTGGGTATTTTGAGTTCGGCCACCGATGCCTCCGGTCTTCACTGACGTTGATTCCGGCGAGGCAGGTTGAACGACCTTAGCCGAAGAGGACGCCACGGCGTCATCTGCTTCTTTCTTAGCCGCATCCTCGTTCTCTTGCAAGGCTTTGAGGGCGCTGATGGCTTGAGGCGAAGCGGACTTGCCTGTGTACCTAAGTAGTTGCCTATCTTCTTTGTTTTGCCGACGACGTTCACGACGTAGTTGCTTCTTAAGTGACTTAAAAGCCGCCCTATCGGAGTGGAAGCCCATTGACTCTTTGTACTTCAGGAATCCCGGATCTTGCAGTAGTTGGTCGCGAGCCTGCTCCACAGCGGATGGCGCATTTGGGTTGTACAACTGACCAAGTAGCATCTCTTGATACATATCTTGGTTGGTTACGGTAGCCGCTTCATCCGGGCTAAGACCAATCTGACCGACCAAATCGTCAAGTGCCTCTTGTACGTCTGTCGTCTGACCAGAAGTAGTGGCGCTAATCAACTCAGCCATAGTAGCCCCGAATGAGCCCCCGTAGCCGCCTTGAGTAGCGTCAATCATCTGCTTTTCCATCAGGAAAGCAGCGCCGATGTCTTCCTTGCTTACGGCAGCGTGTTTGCCCAAAGAGACATAGGCTAGGTCTTCAGACGTAGCGTCCTGAAGTCCAGCGTTTTCGATGTCCGACTCTTGTAGTTGGAGTGTGCTTTGAGGGATACCATCCATTCCCTGCTTGATAACGTCCCTATCGGACGACGTAAATCCGGGAACTCCCTTGCCGCCTGCCCGAATAGACTCTGCTACATACTGCATGGCTAGCGCCCTGTCTTGTGGGTCACCTAGTTTTTGTCCTAACGTCACGCCTGCGCCTTGAGGATCTTGTCCACCTACCGAAGTTGCTTTACGCACAGCGGCAGCAGCGTACTCACGAATCTTGTCTTGACCTTCTGCCGTATCCGACAATCGTTGTGTACCACCTGACTGCGCTAGGTCCAAGCCCTTGAGCATGTTGCTCACGTTTCGGGAGTGTGCCATGAGCTTGGCTTTAGCCATGCCAGAGGAGTTTCTAGCTCGACTATCGATCAAAGCACGCACGTTACTTAGCATGTCACCAAGCACCTTAGCGCGGTCTTTACTCCGGGCTTGGGCAGAATCGTACATCTTGCCCTGAAGCGCGATTACGTCGTTAATCGCTGGCATCATAGCTCTGTTGTACTCGGCCATCTCCGATACAGTAGGCTCCGTATCAATACCAAACAACGCCATAGCAGCTTTACCTCGCTGCTTACGTCGTTGGCGTAGATACTCTTCGAGCCTGCCTTGAAGTCTAGAGGAAACGCCTGACTGCTTTGGTTGTGGTTTAGTGTCCGCCATTAGCCGATTCCACCAGCACTCAAAGCACCCGCTGCGCCACCGACCCCACTTGCCGCAGATGCTACGTTACCTGCGGTAGAGATTGTTTGATTAACAGTGTCGAATGCTTGTTGTTGTGCTTCACGTTTACGTTGCAACGCACGCTCCAACTCTTGGCTGACTTGTGCCTCACGCTGCGCGATCATCTGCTGACTCTGAGCCGCAGCCTGCCCTGCTGCGCCCATAGCAGCCTCCGCAGTGCCCTTGCCGAGTCCTTGGGAGGCAGAGGTTAGATAACCGGCTTGGAAGCCTCCGGGGGCCGCTAGAGCCTGTTGTGCGAGGGCTGCTTGCTGTTGCTGTGCCGCAGCCGCTGCGCCTTGTGTTGCAGCCGCGATTTGATCTTGGGTCTGCTGTTTGGTCAGTCCGGACTGACTCGGGTCCTCAGAGAACTGGTTGGCCATCTGCCGCGAGCGGGATTGAAGCATAGCCCTCTCGCCCCCGGCGCCATACTGTGCCTTCATCTGAAGCAAACTAGCTTTAGCTTGGTTGCCCTTCGCCGCCAGTTTATCGGCACGTTCGTTTAGTTTTTCAGATCGAGTAGCCATTACTTTGTCGCTCCATACTTAAAGTACATATATTTCATTGAGCGTGCTCTGACACGGGTTTGTTTTACAGCGGGATGAGCGCAGACACGAATGCTGGCTGTATGCCAGCCCGGTGAGAGAGGTGCGGTTCCCGGAGTAAAGTAGTGTCCGCTCCATGTCCGTGCTTTGTATCTATCCTGTAAGGATGCCTCGGTAGCGGATTCCCAGTTTGCAGTGTTGATACTAGCATCGGTGCCACCATACATAGTCCTGCCAACTCGACGGGCAAACGCTGTTTCCAAAGGACCTTTATCTGCACCTACTGTTTCGCCATTTATAAAGAAACACATGTTTGAGGTCTGCGTGTCGTCGTCACTGTCGTTGACCCAAGTAACCGTCCATGTGATCAGCACATACGCTTCGTAGGGGAGGTAAAACTGAATAGATGCTCCCGGAACAGGTAAGTACCGGCCCTCATTAGATACGTTGGCTCCACGGAACCAGCCTGAGCCCTTGGGTGTGCCTACGCCACCAGCAAAAAAGTCAAGACTTGCTGTACCTGCAACCTGACCGCCACCTGAAAACGCATTGTGCTGGATGTTCTTGTAGTCAATATCAGGCAGATTAATAAAGTTATCACCGTCAAGATCGCCGTTGATGACCGTAAAGTAATCACCGCCTTGACCGGAAAATAAGTCAAATAGTTCGTCGCTAATGTTAGCTTCACCGTCTGTAAATGTATATGGCGTTATCTTAGCCATTTACTCTCCAACGGAAACAAGTTTAGCTTGGATAGGAATAACCGTTAGGTTGCTCTTTGTCACAAATACAGCCGGTTGGCCGGTCAAAACCTGACTAGTTCCTGAGTGTAGTAACTCCGGGTAAACAACGACACCAAATCCTCGTACTCTAATCTTAGAGATTAAAGACAGGTCCTCTGTGTCACCATACACATGCTGAACAATGTCTTTAGGCCGAATCACTGTACGGATAGAGATGTCCCTAAACGACTCCTCGTCGTTCCAAAAAGGCGATCCGGGGTATCTATTTGTCGAACCTGCACCCGCGTTTTTAATACCAAAAAAAGTGTATCCGGGTGACACCGCTCTAGCAGTATGTGGTAGTTCGAGCGAAAGGTTACCCTCCGGGCCAAATGGGGAATCATCCCATTCTACGTCTACACGAATCACAAACTTTGCCGTCAGAAAGTCCTCGTTCTTCTGGTTGTCCTCTGGATTTAACGCAAAGTAACTTCCGCCAACACGCTCTACAAACTTACGGACGTTTGCATTAAATAGTACGATAAATGCATCTATGTCCCTGTCTTCAAAGCTAATCGGATCGGGGTACGTCACATTTGTAGGTAAGTAGGCCCCACTGACATATGCTACGTCAGACACAGCGTTTCCGTCGAAAGGCAAGTGACGATTAGATACAAACTTGGTAAACCCGCCTTTAGCGTAACCAGACGGGCCAATCAGTTGCGGTAGGTGCTCATGGCGTAGAGCCCCGAAGGCTAAGGAGTTTGAGTCTAGACTATTTACAGAATCTGCCGCAGCTTCTGTTCGGTCGTTGATCTCCTTTGCCTTAAACTCAGTCCCGTCTTCAAGGTATTTATAACTCATCGGACCATCTCCAAAGCAAACAGTTCGCTGGTTGACACATACGTTTTGGTCGCAGTCATGTCACCATTAGACGCCCGGATGTCCATAATGGCAATCCGAATCGTATGTGGTCCGGGTGTTAGGTCAATCACCGCGTCTACTACGACTGGGATGTTTGCGCCGTTAATGCCACCGCCGCCACGTTTGAAAAATGAGATTTGAGGTGGACTTGGAGTCGTATTCTTATTGGGTACACCCTCTAAGTAGTTTTCGTTTGTTGGGTCGCCAGAGCCTACAAGTGATTCGTTAACAATGGCACCGTCTACTTCAAGCGCACAGTTAAAGCCAAAGCCTTTGTCGCTTGCAGCATCAGAGTCAACAAAAATACCACTATCGTCCACGCCACCTTCAACCCAGATACGACGGCCTTTGCCGTGAGTATGTATGTTGAAAGAGCCGCAAATCCAGACTTTACCTCCACGAAACGTAGCGGTTAGGCTAAAGCCTGTTTTTGCTTTAGTAGCGTAGAAGTCGTTAGCAGAAATGGGTTCCCAGCCTGTGCCACTTCGACTGCAAGGGTCTGAGCCCCCGGCCTTTCTGCTGTAGAATAATCTAAAACCTATGTCTTCAGGTAGCTTTGGCGCTGGCGTATTAAGTGCAGACGCCTCAAACGATGGCGACTTACGCTGTACTACTAGATTTGGTGTGTTGCGGAAGTTGTGCTCATTTAGGTAGCCCGCTGACTCGGATACCACAGAAAGAAAGTTCTGATTGATGGGTTCGATGTCCAGTACAGAGTCGCTTCGTATCGGTTGTGGGGGTAACTTCCAAGCCATACTGCCTCCTACGGCGGAACCATCGCACCACCGTATGCTCTTGGCGCAACATCTACCTGTAACCCAATGAACTCCCAGTCACCCGTGCCGGAGATCTTAAACTTAAACGTGTCATTGGATGGAACGTACACAGATGCTCGGGTCCAAAACGGACGGCGACTGTGGAACGTGGCACCTGAGCCCAGTTTTGTGCTTTCGTAAAACTTAGGTACATCATCGCCCGCGTATCTTTTGGTCGTAACTGTCTCTGTCACAGGACTGCGCCAGTCACGGTAAACGTCAATGGTGATGTCCGAGTTAGCCGTTTCGCGGAGCCAGAGGTAGATCTTACGAGTGGTGTTTTTGTTTAGCGACTGCTGACTTTGCATCCATGCAGTTTCAATGGACGCCTCACGCAGGTTGTTCGCCTGTTTTGAAGCAGTGTCGCTGGAAGGAGTGTCGAGGACAAAAGCTCCGGTCCTTACTCCATTATAACCAGCACCGATAAGGTACGACCTGTGGTCCTGAGTCACACATACGCTTCGTGCTGTAAAGTCAGTACGCCGTCTCCAGCCCCTGCCGTCGTAGACAAAGCAAGTATCGTTGTCCACATTGCCATTCGTAGACACCCAACAACGATACTCTTTAGTCTTCGGGTCATACACAGCGTTAGCTTGTACGCGCCTTGACGGTGTTACTTGTTTGAAGATCTCCCGAAGCTCTTCCGAGATAAACTTAATACTTGCACCGTCGTAAGTGTAAAACCCGTCCTTAGCCAACCAAATGGTCCGTCCATCGTCCAGTGTAGCAATAGAACTAGGGGCCTCACAGCCTACCTGAGAAGACAATACGGATGACTTGAATCTAGCCCCGTCGTCCGAGGGCTCAACTACAAACGTGCCCGCACGGGTAAATACAAGCAGACCGCGATTGGCCCGCCACATGCCTGTGATCTCACCGCCTGTTGGGTCCGGGTACAACTCCTGATTAGAAGGGAACGTACCAAAACGTCCCGGCATCGAGGGCTTAATCATACCGGGAGTATCGGCCATATTGCCGATCCAAAGCCTCCCGAATGCCATGCGGCATAACTTGAAGTTAGGTACGGGATCGATCTCCTCAGCCTTGGTGATCAAGAACGCATCGGGGATATTGTCGGGGTAAATCTGAGTTATGTTGTCGGGCAGAGTAGCAAAGTCAGACGCCACGCCAGCAGCGTTCTGTGTATGTCGGAAGTAGTCCTGCGTACCGGAGTTAACCATGTCCTTAGTACGGTAGAGTACCCGGCCAATGCAGTGCTCTGGACCCAAAGAGATGTTGGTCCAAGCAATCTGCTTGAGCATTTGATCTGAACCGTAAGCCACCGAGGTGCCTGTGCCGGGGGCAGGAATCTTAGACGGTTGAAACTGGAACCTAACCCCATCAGATGGAGCGGACATTGCAGATAGGTTGCCCCACTTATCAATGTACTGCGTCTTGCACCTATACTCACCGTTCAGCAGCCAGCCTGCGTTTGCGGGTGAGTCTGACGTACCAAATACGGCAGAATCAAACGTTAGGTTAGACGACGTGCCTACACGGCAAACCCCAAAGCCTGACTCCATGCCAACTTCGTATAGGTTACGTTCGTCGTCATAAGGTGTGCCGTCGTGGGCGTAACCAATGTCGTTAATCCCCGCGCCACGCTGGCTAGAACGGTGCTTACTACTAGAGGGGCCACGACCAACCGGAGGTCCCGGCTTGCGTGAGAAGCCCAGTGGGGCGATCGTAACGCCATCGTAGAAGAATGCCCGCTGGTCTTGAGGTACAATAACTACACCGTTACTGGTTGACTCAAACTGAGTAGGGAACTGCGGTTGGGTCGAGTCTACTAGGTCGGCCCTTACGCCATAAGTAGGTTTGACACTCGCTACTAGCTTACGCCAGCAACGGTCCCAGCCCGTGAACTCCCAGATCTCGTCGTTCGTATGCAGCAAAAGCACATCACGCTGATTGTTCAGCAGAGACGCATGGTAAATGCCATGCATCCGACTACCGTACTTGATCGTACCACTAGGACTGGTGCCGTCACCCGTAAATGCACGGGGCAATACACCATCGTTCAAAACAAGGCCCGCAGGTCCCGTAACAGCCCGGAGTGTACCTTCAGGTGTAGCGAAGAAGTTGTTAATGTCTGACGCTACGTCGTTGGGCGTAAATAGCTTACCCGACTGTACCCGAAGGATATAGGGGCCTAACGAGGCGACTCCTTGTTTGTCCGCCATCTGTTACCCCTTCTTCGGACGACCGACCTTTGGTGAAGCGGGGCGACCAATCATCTTAAACATGTTCCATCGTTCGGAGCCATGCTGTACAAGCTCTGGTGCGTGCCCTGCAAACTGCACAGCACCTACAGTGTTGTTGTTTTCAAAGGTAACACCAACAAGCGTGCCTTGGCGAACTCGGTTGGTTTCTTTAACCTCATAAACTGCGCCACAAATCATCTGTTCCATACTGTCTCCCTCAGCTTGAAGTGGTCCACCACTTCCGGTAATAATGATTACTTCGATACGAGGTCGTTGCCCTCGTCATTCTCCGTAACACAGGTGTGTTCGGAGGTCGAAGGTCACCGTATCTTTTTGAGAGAGTCAGTAGAGCTTCGCGATACTTTTGAGTAGCTACTTGAGCTAGAGGCATTTGACCTAGATTTTCGTAAAATAGAGACATTGCCTTTTCGATTAGTACGCTCATAGCTTCAGAGTGTAACCACGGTGTATCCGTATCGGCTACTAGCTTCTCGGGCTTGACTACAGCCCTGATCTCCGCGACGTACCGCTTGTCGGGCTTAGGATAAAACTGCATGGCTTGGTAGCCGTGAATGTCTTTGAGACGCACACTGTAGTCGGGCAAGAATGTGCCGTCGTCTACAAAGATGCCGTCGTTGTTCCTATCTACGCGAGTCTCCGCTAGCAGGTAGTAGCCCTCGTCGGTGTCTAGTTGAGACTTGTCTAGGTCGATTACCTTATTAGTCATTGTCGAGTAGTCATCAAAGTTCGTACTGACACGTCGGCGGTAAATGCGGACGTAGACTCCACTCTGGGGTACAGAGCTTCTGTCGTATACCGTGCCTGCCTGCGCTACACCAGCTAGAAAGCCAAGTGCGTATTGGATGTTAGGTAGAGACACCTTAATCTGAGAGAATCCAGACACGTCACCCACAGTTACAACTTCGGTAACTGCCACTTCAGACTCGGGAGATGCTGGAGACTCGAACCTAGGAGTCCTAAAGCGATTGCGAGATGAGTTATCGCCCGATGTCGAAGACACAGGTGGTGCTGGAAAAGTATTGGTAGTCGTGTTCTGGTAGGTAATAGCCGTACCGTCCCACTGGCCGAGGCCCGGTGCTTTTGTGTCCGAATCCCGCTTGCCCCAAGTGTAGGTGACTTTGTATTGGAACGATCCGGGAGGTTCAGGTCCGCGCCAAGGAGCCACTGTTCTAGGTGACGCAACAGGAGGGACACTGGGTCCACGCATGTGGATGTGGCTTTCACGGAAAATCACCCGTGGGATGCCGCTAGCTACTTGGCTAGGTGGTCCACTAAGCTGGCGTTGCGCGGCCTCATCTTGGCCGAATACGCTTAGTGGGTAGTTCATGTCAATGTCGCGAAAGCACGCTGACTTGAGTTGTACTACGTTGTCGGGCAGTGGGTACGATTCGGTGTGGATACGGTACTTAAACTGCCCCGTAGACAGCGTACCTATCGAAGCGGTAGGCCGCACTGTAGTAAAATAAAAGTATCCGTCGGCGTTGTTAAGCCAAACAGACCTAATCTGGTGTCGGTGAATCGTGCTTTCCGCATCATTAGCGATAATGTCGATCATCCGACCGTCCCAACCACGACCAAAATCCCACAACGTAAAGTTGTCGGGAGCGTTCTGTTGTTGGGTAAGTGTGTAAGTCGTTCTCCAAGTCCATGCATCTCTCGACGCACCGGCTGGAAGGGTATGGTCCGCCGCCATCGTCACTCTGTCGAGCAACGGGACGGCGGGGATACCCGCTTTGGGTACTACATCAGGTTCAGTGACTAGCTCAACCTTAGACTCAAAGAAGAGAAACGGGGCTTCCAAGGCCAACGTGTTGTAAGCCCGGTTGATGAAGCCGTTGACGCGGGTGATCGCTTCAGGAGAACTACTCGGTGAGTAGTCCGCCTGAGCGAACATCGCATCCCGAATCTCTTTGAGATTCATCTACTAGCCTGCAAACTTGACGAGGGCCAAGCCGGTGCTTGTTGCGCCGATCGCGGTTCCGCCGACACATGCTACCGCACCGTTTGTCGCGGTGGGGTTGGCATCGTCGAGTTGACCGTCTGTCGTGTGAATAACAAGCGTATCATATGCTGCCGCTGCGGTAGCTGTGTACACTGTACCCACGCCTTCGGTCAATACGAATCCGTAGTAGTTCGCAGGGATAGCGTAGTTGGTTCCCGTAGATGCGGGATCCAACTCGTTTGCCTGCTGTGCTACACCGACAGCCCGTAGGTTGTTATCGTCAATCGCTAGAGAACACGCACCGTAGCCGCCATCAGTGGACGTTCCGGCACGCTGGACAGCGTAGCCTTGCAGAACATTAACTGCGGCTTTGATGTAGGTGTACACTTGGAATCCGTTGTCACCGTTAGGAACGGTGAGCTTGAACCCAAGTGGGGCTTGTTGCGTTGCAGTAACTGTAGTCGGGCTAATGCCCGCTGCTGTAAATCCAGACATAGTATCTCCTTAAGGCGTGCCAGCGCCGGTAACGAGGAAGTTAGCGCGGAGTTGCGTGGTGTGGAGGCCCATCATCAACACAAGCTCGTAGCGGAAGATGTCTTGGTCAGGGATACGGAACGGTCCACGGAGAGCGAAGTCGCCCTTCGTTTCGCGACCTGAATCGTGGCCAAGGGTAAACAGGTGCCAAGTCGGCGTCTTCATTCCGTAGATAACGCCGTCCTGCATTGGAGCAGAGAAGTTGGCGCTAGACACGTCAATGGAGTCATCGAGGTAGAAGTCAGCTTCGAGGAACTTCACGCCCTGACGGACGAGAGGTGGAGCCTTGTCGCCTTCAACCTTGACAACGCGGACTTGATCGTCCAAGTCGTCGATGTAGTTGAGGTAAGAAGCCTCGTCACCGATCATCAAATCGACAGGACCCATGGTCTTGCCTTGACGAGAAGCAGCGAAGTAAGCCTTACGCATTTGGCTACGACCGTTGGTGGCGAACGAAGAGATGTCTTCGTACTGGTTGTGCCAGCCGTTGGTAGTTGCCTTGTCGAGGCCGTGGCAAGTGTTGGTCTGAGCAGACGGTGCAGCAGCCTCGAAGAAGCCCTGTCGTGTCTCGCCTTGTGGGGTGAAGTTTGCGTTACCGTTCAGGGTAGCGAAACCGCCAACGCCGTTACCGTTACCTGTTCCAAGCTGATTCGAGATCCGCTCATGGAAGTCAGACAGCGCCAACTCTGGGTAGTGCTGAAGGATTCGTGCGAGGTCCATCTCGCCGTTAGCCTCAGCCAAGTCCTTGCCGGGAACGTCGAACGCATAGATGAGTCGAGGTGCAATGACATTACCACGGACGGCGTTTTGAGCACGACCACCGGCAATGATCTCTGTACCTGTAGACACCTGTGTCACAGTACCGGGACCATCAGTCACAACAGCGAACTCTCGCTTCGGACCCTTTAGGGCATCGCGGGAAAGGTTCCCGTTCAGCATTACTTTTTCCATCAAGGGATGGAACTTAACAAACAACTCACTGTACGACGGCATAAGCTCATTGAGCGCGGTCGCCAGCACATCTGGTGAAATCGCCATGATTATCTCCTTTTATTAGATAGGGCGTTACGCGCAACTTGAGTACGGAACTCACGCAAGGACATCGGCGTGTTCGTAGCAAGTGGTACTTGCTCGGACGAACGCGCCGGGGTCGTAGCCCCCGATGTAAGTGCCGCCCCCGGACGGGGCTTTGCGGGCTTGCTCTTCGCGCCCTGAGCCAGTTTAAGTGCGTAAGCGTCTGGGACGCCATCGCTCTTAGCCTGCCGTGCAACATCTCTGAGATGCTGGGGTAGACGCGCAGCTACCGCAGCATGTTCGAGAATCCAACCTTCTTCTAGCAACTCCGCAAATGGCTCGGACAACTGCTCATTTTCAAACAGGTCCTGATTGCTTTGAGCAAACTCCTCAGCATACTCATCTGCTTCTTGCTTAATAGCTTCTTCTACAATCTGACGATACTCGTCGAACTCCTTTTGTAGGAACTCAAGTTGACCTTCAGTATGGGCGTTCTTTTCCTGCCAGCCCGATAGATCTGACTGCATCTGTGCGATGCGCGGATCTTCATGTCCGCCCATCAACGCATCGTAGATTTCTCGGGTTTGGTCTATGCTCGCCGCCATAGAATCCATTTTTTTGTGGTAGTATGCGCCAAACTGGTTGCCCCAGCCCCGAAGTTGCTCGGGAAGCGCCTCATGGTCACCGTCCCATTCGTCCCACCCAAAATCTTCATGGGAAGGAAAAGAGACGGGGGCCTCTTCAACCACTTCTTCTTCAGCGGCGAGGGAGTGTTCCGCCGGTTCGGCAGACACCTCTGAGGCAGACTCTTCCGTATCGATAGGAGCCGCTTCTACCGCAGCCGCCTCAACAGGAGCCGCGTCACCCGATTCAGCAGGAGCAGCCCCCGCCTCTAACTCTTCGCTCATTATCCCTCCTTAAGAGCCTTCTTCGCGGCCTTTCGTGTCCGCGCTTGCATCATCATTCTCGGGTTAGCACCTTCGGGCGCTCCCTTCATGATACCACCCATTGGCATCATTTCTTTGATGATTTCCATTTCCACCGCACCACCTTCCGGCTCGTCCATAGGACCCATGTCCTCTTCTTCCTCTTCTTCCTCCTCACCCATCATCTCCATCTCACCTTCTTCCTCCTCTTCGTCGGCCATAGAAGGTTCTTTCATGGTGAGATCGTACCCAGTCTCTGCAAGCACAGCCATAAGTTCTTGCTCGGTAGAAGGTGGATCGTCTTGGAGTTTTTCGAGTAGGTCATTCATCATTGGCATAAGGCACCCCTTTGTAGCTGATTAGTGGACAAAAATCTTTTTGTCAAGTTTACCAGACTGTTTAGCTTTCTCTTTTTTACGGTGTGCCGACCGATGTTCAAAATCACGGTAGCCCATTTTGCGGGAACGGGCGTCTGCTTTCTCCCGTACAGCATCCCGGTGCTTCTTCCATTGTTGTGAGTCCGCCGAAACAATCGCAGAGTCAGGGTTCTCCCGCTGGTACTTCTTCCATGCACTTTCTGACTCAAAGGACTTACCAATCTGCTTTACAACCAAGGGCTTTGATGGCATAGGTCCGATCAAAGCCACTTCGCTAATAACAGTAGACAGGAGAGCCCCGCAGTCCGGGCACTCGGTCTTGCCGTGCTGGGCCAACGGCACAAATACGTCGTTAAAGTAACCACATCCCTCTGGACATTTGAAGTCGTAAAACGGCATTATTATCCCTTCTTTTTGTAGCCACCTTTTGGGCCTACTTTGCCTTTCTTAGCCATATTGTACCCCGCAGCGACAGCCTGTTTTTTAGACTTACCCTTTTTGATAAGTTTGGCAATCTTCTTAGACGCCCGCTTCTTGTACTCACTTTGCACCGCAAGGTCCCTTCATGGCGCGTCCGTGCGCGTCGAGTTGTGTTTTCCCTTTGTTATCGCCGTTAAAAACGTGCTTCTTAGGCTTCTTTAACTTTTTAAGAATAATCGTCGTTGCGACTGCTCTTGGCTCGCCGTAAGCGTGCATCACTCCTCCCTAGACTTGTCCTTCTTCTTGCGGACCAAGGGGACCACAAGACGAAGGACAGAGCCTACAATATCAAGGATTTTTTTAACGGGTAGACGCATCAGCCCTTGCCGCCGGGTTTACCCGGCTTGGCACCACTAGCGGCCGTAGCGGGTGTTGTTCCGTGTGTCAGCTTCTTGCTTGTAGGGGCAGTGCCGTGTGATCCTTTGTGCGTGTCCGCTGTGCCCGATTTGCCTGTTTTCGCCATAGCTACGTTTGAGTGTTTTTTATCCGTTGGTGCCGTCTTTTTGGCACTCTCTAGCTTCTTTTCCGTATCTGCGGCGCTGCGACGGGCGGCTCGTGATTCCTGCCCCTTTCGACGTGCCGACTTAGGACCTCTCTTTTGTTTAGCTACTGCTCGACCGGCTTTACGTTCGGCTCTTTTCGCCTGACGGTCGGCTTTACGTTCGGCTCTCTTTTCCTGACGAGACTTACGCTCATCTTCAGAGGCATAGCCTCCGGTTTCTTTGCTCATTGCGTTTCGAGCGATGGTTTGAAGGTTGGGCATTAAACTTTTAGCCATTTTATATCTCCTATATCATTGGATTGCCCGGTCCACCCATAGGTGTCGGGACTGCTGGGGGTTCAGTTCCGGGCGGCAGAGCCCCCGTAGCTATATTGTCGCCTCCGGGCATTGGCGGCATTCCGGGTGGCATACCCGGAGGTCCGCCCGGTGGCATACCCGGAGGTCCGGGAGGTGCCGGTGGTGCCGGAGGTTTAGGTGGTGCGATTACGTCACGCAACTGAAGTAGGTCCAAAAGTTTGATAATCAACTTTTGTTGGTCCACTACTGGTGATTGTTGAAGCAAAGGCATGTACTGTTGTAACTTCTGAAGCTGAACAAGTCGATTATTCTCGGTAGGCGAGTACGGGATTGTTTCGTAATCGTAGTCCATAGGCTGTTGCCCCGGATCTCGCTCGTCCTTCAGACGCAACGTCTCGCGATTAACCTTAAGAACTTCCTGACTATCCGTCAGACGAACAGGCAAGTTGGTGTCAGAAGGCAGGAACTCCTCGTACACTGCGACCACGCGTTGGGACGCCTTGCGAATCATATCCTCAACTTGTTTTATTCTTCGTCCGTTTCTTGTTCGGGTCGCAGTGTCGGCAAGCGCGACCTCCGTAGCAACG